GCCCGTTCGATCAGGTCGTACTGATGCTTTCCGTCCGGGAAAGGAGCTCGGAGCTTGAACACCGAGACATCCTTACCTTTGAACCAGTCTGCCCCGCAACTTTCGCGGAACAGACCGGTCGTAAAGCTCTTACGAGCATTTACCTTGAGGCCATAAGCTTCAAGCAAAAGACGGAGAGTTTGTGCGGCTGTCGTGGGGACAATAAGATCATCCCCATAGACGCGCATGCGCGGAATATCACGCATGCGGAGTTTCGACGGTTCGATGCCTTCGGACTCAGCCCATGCAATCGCTTCGATGATAAAGAATACCATCGACTCGATTGGAAAGCACAGTGCTGAGCCCATAGAGGCAAACTTGCGAAGCGCAATTGTTTTTCCTGACGGCAGTGATGCCGTTTCGGATCGACATGCTAGTACGCACTCTTTGAGAAAAGGGTGCCTAGCAAAAAGAGCGCAAGCAAGCTCGAGAGACACACGATCCGAAGCTTCGGATAAATCGAGGGTGGCATAACTGCCATCGATCGACCCCTCACGGGATAATTCCCGGTTGGGTTCCTGATCGAGCCATGAAAAGATTTGGGCATATTGCCTAAACTCCTCTAACTCGATTAGTTCGGTCATCGCGCCAAGTATACCTTGCTGGACGAATTGCATCCAACAGGGTTCCATGGCAATGATGCGTGGGCCTTTCATCGTTTTAGGGACGAGGGTCACCCTAACAGGGTGTTCTTCGTTCCTAGCCAGGATCGAGAATTCATCTCGGAAATCAATAATTTCTCGAGGTGAGACTGCAAGGTCTTCCCAGTAAGGGAACACGCCCTGTAGCCTCTCGGTCCAAGTGCGGTTACCATACCGTGAGTTGTAAGACTCACGAGTGGCGAGCGCACCTGATGAGTTTCTGGGGTGCCAGTCTCCTGACCAGAGACGGGATTCCAGTGCAGTAAAGTAGGGACCCAAGAGGTTCCCACTAACTGTTCCGAAGACAGAAAGTAAGTCATTCGGAATCTCATCAAGCAATGCGTCCGTTGTGACGTAGGCTGCAATAGCCTTCTCCTTGCTCTCTTTCGAGTAAGGAGCCTCGGTCTTGCTCACAAGGAGCAAGACTTGCCGAACCGCCCTCAGAAGGGAGGGATCAGCGTCATCACGGAGCAATCCGTCGACGTCGAAAATCTGGCAAAGGAAACCCGACATGAATGTCGGGAGACCGCCTCGCTGAGTAAAACCAGCAAAGAGG